TCCACCATCGAACAATCTGCCTGCTTTGCCAGCGTCATGGTCGGATACATCCAGGCCATCATCAAAACAAAAGCAAGAACCATTACGGCTACACAAACCCACACCAAAAGGCTCAGGAAGCCGTCAGATCCGCTCTCGTGTGGGTAGAACCACTGTGCGCTCTCAGCCGTCCTTGGAAACGCCTCATCCGTCGTTCTAGGGTGCCTTCTCGTTGTCTCGCTCATCTCTGTCTCCTTTCAAGTGCGCCAGCAGCTGCGCCAGCAAAAGTGAATCTCCCTGATGTCTCATGTACAGCTCTATCTCTCTCACAATAAAGTTACATCCTGACTCAAATCCTGCTATGTATTCCAAGTCCATATCATGCCCTTCGGTTAAATTATACAATACATTGTTCCGGTGTCAACTCATCTGTTGTATGGTATTTAAAAATAAATCAGCGCCAGTCGGTTTGATCCCAATTTCCCTTGCCGTGGTTGCAGTCATGACAAAGAATCTGCAGGTTGTTTATGTCCAAAGCAAGCGATGGAAAAGTCTTTCGTGGCTTGATGTGGTCAACATTCATCACGGCGCCGTCTTTGGGCGTAGCACCACAGCACATGCACTTCGGTCCATATTTTTTTAGCGCTTGCATACGTAGTTTTCTCCATTCATAGGTAGACAAAAAAGCATCTGTGGCAACAAAAGTCTTTTTGGTTCTATTGGTGGTTTTGTTGGTTGGTGTATTTCCCGTCTGCGTTATGCGTACAGATACAACATTAGGAATAACCAATTTTTTGAAGTTTTGAGGATGGGTTTTTTTAACCTCTTCATAGATGTGATCAAGCTTTGATCTAACCCAGCTCTTTAGGGAAACATCCATCGGCATTGGCATACCATCAATCTCAAGAGCTCGGCACGCTCTTTCGTATAAGCCGCCAGCGCCTGCGCCTAACCTAGATGACGCATAAACGCTTATTGCTAAACCGCTAATCCTTGGCTTTCCTGATTTGTTTCTCATTTCACATCCTTGGTGAATGCAAGGTTCGGCTGGCGAAAACCTGCCTAGGTGAGAGGACCTCTCTCAACCCAGGTGTTTTTCCACATCCCCGGAGCCATGACATAGTTTTCCGTGTGGGTCAGCATCTAGCCAAGTGTGCTGACTATGTACGCTTTCCGCTGCTTGGCAACGTCTATCTCGGCCATACATCCCAATCCCCACCCCGAAGGACTTGAACCCGCGGTTAGAAAAAGGTAACCCCCCGATTGCGCCACGATATCTTCTATAACGCTCTCGCCCCAGATCAGAACGTTGTAGGGGTAGTGGACTGCGGACTTTCCTCAACGCTTCCCTCATGCCACCCCAAAACCCGATAGACCTCTGGAACAAGGTAACGGCAAAAAAACAAAAAACCCATTGGAGAACGAGCTTTAGGCTTGGTTGCCGCATAAGAGCCTGCACTGACAGGACATCCCAGCTTTGACGAAGCCCGCTCACCAATGGGTTTGCGGTTGCGTTTCAGTGAACTACAACGGGTTACCAAGCCGTTGATGGGCGGATTATAACCACACAATTGCAGTGTGCGTCAAGCAACTTAAAAAAATTTGTTGGGCTCGATTTGGTCTTCGGCATGGCGCAGTGGAAAGCCAGAAAAATCTGCGCATCGACATCCTCGAATGCTGGCTTAACACCCAACACGGCTGAGGGCTGAGGCAGTTGGAGACGCGCACCTTGACATGCACCAAGTCTTTTCCCACGACAATCCCCATGCGTGTTAGTTGTTGGCGGTCTTTAGGAGACTCGTTTAATGCCGGGACCTTCAGCTCGGGCACCAACAAGACTGAAGACTGTTGCGGTTGCGATCCGCGCGGAGCATCGGGATTAAGGTTGCTTATCGTGTTGTGCGCACAAGGGACGACATAGACTTCCACTGACCGACTTCATACCCGCCAATCTTCAGACTCGTTGGCTCTCACGGAAAAAAGTGGCCCCAACTAAGGAGCCACCAAGTTCCCATTCCCGGAGAACAACCATGAAAGACAGCTGCATTTTAATCACATCTTTTTAGCAATTCAAGCGCCTCTTCAATATTATTTACCACCGCCAGCATTCCGCCACTCCACTCATCAAAGAACTTCTGCTCCGCCACCGTCAGCTTCCTGGCACTGGGCTTTTTACTCCCGTCCTTCACTTCCATCAAGATCGTCACGCCTTTGTACCCAACCAACAAATCAGGCACTCCATCGCCCATCGTCACAATTCTCACGTATGCACCTACTTTTCGTAGGGCTTCTACGATGCTGGTTTGGTTAACGTCAGTTCTATTTGCATATCTCATCTGAATACTTTCGTGGGGTGGCACCATAAACGTTTATGGTGCCTAAAAATTAGGCAACTAATGCTTTTGCAATAGTTTGTTCCTGTGTGAATATAACTGTTGACATGGCTAAAAACAACCTATATTATCTACTTCCCAACAACATATTTAAGGAACCATGATGGACATAGAGATTTCTATACGGGATTACTTTGCGGCGCACTGCCCTGAGTCTGAATTGCCCAACTCAATTACTGAGGGGGACATTATGAGAGAGCTGAACATCCCTGATCAAAACGGTCAGCGGCTGGACCGTGAATTTCGCCGTCAGGCTACTGTGATCTTGCGCTGCCGTGCTCGCTATGAGTATGCGGACAGGATGATTGAAGCGAGTTTGTACAACACCGACTTTGAGACTGAGGAGTCCAAAGCAGCTATGGAAAAACTGGAGAGTAAAGATGAGTAAGAACACTAACATTCCGGCATTTCCACTACATAACCACGGAGCGCAAACGCTTGGATTGCATGTTACGAGCATGGATTTGCGGGATTACTTTGCGGCTAAAGCGTTGCAAGGAATCATGGTCGACCGAAATATGAGTATAGGCGCAGACAAGATTGCAAAATGGGCATACATGCAAGCAGACGCTATGTTGGAGGCACGCAAATGAAACTTACCAATAAATTCGGCTTGCCCGACACGATAGTCAATGTCTTAAAGCGTCCTACCTACTCTAAGGGTAAGGCTCATATCTCTGCTACTGAGCTGATTAATTCCCCAAGGATTGTTCAGCTTAAGCGTTTGCATTGGGATGACATTGAAGAAGATGCTAGTTCAATGGTCTGGTCGCTGTTCGGCTCTGCCGTTCACAATATCTTGGAGCACGGCAAAGACGAGCACCACATCGTTGAAGAGCGGATCCATGTTTTGTTTGAAGGCTGGAACATTTCCGGGGCAGTAGACCTGCAAGAAGTCTACGAAGACGGCATTGTGATCAATGACTACAAAACCACAACGGCTTGGGCTGTCACTAACGACAAGCCAGAATGGGAAGAGCAGCTCAACATTTATTCTTGGCTGATTCAAAAGGCTAAGAAGGTTCCCGTCAAGCAGCTGCGTATCGTAGCGATTATCCGCGATTGGAGCGCCCGTGACGCCGTTAATCGGGAAGGGTACCCACAAGCACCCATTGTGATCATTGACCAGCCTCTATGGCCGTTTAAACAAGCCGAGGACTTTATCCTGAACCGGCTGCAGCTTCACGGCGAGGCTTACTTTGAGTCGGAGACAGACGGCAAGGTTGCTGAATGTACCCCTGAAGAGATGTGGGAAAAACCCACCAGTTACGCAGTAATCAAGATTGGAGGTAAACGGGCTAAGAGCCTACATGAAACGATGGAAGACGCACAGCACGCCCTAAACCAAGTTAAGGGCTATGAGATTCAAGTTCGCCCAGGCGAGAGAACCCGCTGCGCAAGCTACTGTCAAGTCAACCGCTTCTGTACCCAGTACCAGAAGTATTTATCAGAGAACTCACAAACCATAGAAATCGTAGAGGACAAAGAATGAAAGACGTACAAGTACGAATAACAGCCATGCAGTTTGTATTGGAGATATTCAAGCTCATGACCGAACAAGAACAGCTTGAGCTATGCCACACCGACTTCAAACTCATGATCGCCGGAGCAGAGCAGGTTTATGAATT